GTTAAATCCGCCAAGGTTTGGGCTGACGAGTTCGGCGTCAATCGAACTGTTATCGACCGCATCCGTGGCGGCCAGACTTACAAGTACTGGCCTATGCCGTCATCCACACTGCCGTCGCGGGAGTGCAAGTGACAGCTTACTATAACGAGGTCGACCCCTATGCAGCGCAATGGCTCCGAAACCTTATCGACGCCGGACACATCGCCCGCGGCGACGTTGACGAACGATCAATCGTTGACGTGCGAGCCGACGATTTGCGCGGATATACCCAAGCCCATTTCTTTGCCGGAATCGGCGGATGGTCTATCGCCTTGCGACTTGCCGGATGGGACGATAGTCGACCTGTTTGGACAGGCTCATGTCCCTGCCAGCCTTTCAGCGCCGCCGGCGCGGGTAAAGCGGGCGATGACGAGCGCCACCTTTGGCCTGCGTGGCTACCTCTCATCGCCGAGCGCCGCCCTCCAGTCGTCTTTGGAGAGCAGGTTGATGACGCGATTGGATGGGGTTGGCTCGATCTTGTTTTCGCAGACATGGAGGCGGAAAGCTACGCCTGCGGGGCGGCCGTACTACCAGCTTGCAGCGTCGGGGCGCCGCACCTTAGAGACCGCCTTTGGTTCGTGGCCGACGCCGATGGCGGGAACGCCGGCGCAGAATGGCTACAACGCAGCGGGCAACACGGACAGCAGCCGGAAGATGGTCGAATTGGCGGGGTGGCGATCACCGGCCGCACAGAACGGCGACCGCGGCGGCCAGAACGGGCTGGAGCGAGTAGCGGCGGGGCATACCCTAAATCTGCAAGACCAAGCGTTGCTGGCCTCCTGGCCGACGCCATGCGCCCAACAGGCGAACGGGGAGCCGGAAGCATTCTTGGAACGCAAGCGGCGATCGATCGCGCGCGGGTCGTCGATGGGTGTCTCCCTGACGGATTTGCAGATGGTCGCGAAGCTGGCGACGTGGCCGACACCGCGCGCCGAGGATTCGGAGAGCTCGGGAATGCGTCACAGCCGGGGCGTGGCGGACACGCTGACGGCGGTTTCTGGGCTTGCGAATGGCTCCCCTGCACAGACGGAAAAGCCCGCGCAATTAGACCCGGATCATTCCCGCTGGCTCATGGGGTACACCGACGCCCATCTAAGTTGCGCGCCTACGGAAACGCCATCGTTCCTCAAGTCGCGGCGGAATTTATCGGTGCCAGCATGAGTGTCATGCACGGTGCTGTGGGAACAGGGAGCAAGACATGAGCGAACATACGCCCGGACCTTGGGTCGGATTTTCCGATCAAGGAAAATGCATAGCTATCATGCCGGCGATGCGCGAAGGCGACATCTGCACATTCCAGCAACCGCCATCCGACGCCGATGCGCGCCTCATGATTTTGGCGCCGGCGTTGGTGAAGGCGCTGGAGCAAATCGTTGAATTGGCTGGGCCGTCCGGAAAGACTGCCGCCCATCAATGGGGAGCGGCCTTCACGATTGCCTCTGCCGCCCTCGCTGGTGTTGTCGGATCAACACCGAAGTAGAAAATAACCGGGAAACCCTATATAATATCGGCACAACTTGAACTCTTAGAGGATGCAAAAATGACCGATAAAATCCGCTCTGGCCTTCTCGTCAAGCGCCGACAGTTCGGAGCCGATACGCCAGCCGGCCGCCGCTGCTCTAACCTCGACGAGATGCTGCAAAACCGGGAAACGGCGACTGGCGACCAGTTGAAACGGTTGGATGCCAGTATCGCCATCCAAGCCGCCGAGCTTGCCGCGCTCGCATCCGCGCTACCCAAAGGAATGTGAGGAAGCCATGGCAAAAATGCAGACCTACCTGTTTTTCCGCGACCGACATTTTTACATGGTCGAGGAGGAAAGCGACGAGAAGGTGCTGAAGCACGTCCCGCTCAACCCCGGCACCACACGGATCGAGACGACCGAGGGCCGGGTGATCTACCGCGCCCAAACATTTCAGTAGACACCGTTCACGCCCCCGGCAGACTATGAGGGCGATGCTAGTCCAAGGTCGGTGAAGGGACTGGTTTCAATTGGGATGCGACAGAAACGCGACAACCGGGAAGTCAGAAGCCCAACAAGTTCAGGCCGAATGTAAAACCGGAAGCGAAGCAAAATCCCGTCAACGTGGAGCGTGATATCCCGTTGCCCGGGCGCTATGCTCGCTCCTAAACAGGCATCGGTTATACTCAGCCCGCAGAAATAGTATAACTAGCTAGTTCTAAGCGAGGAATCAAAGTGACAATAGACTGGAACAGCTTCTTCGGCGGGTTTTTATTCGGATGCGCGTTCGTGGCATGGCTCACAATTTGGCGCGACTCTCGCACTGCTGGCCAAGCAGTAGTCAAGTAATCCTTGACAACTGAAAACCCTAGTCCAGCTTCTCGTTTATCTCACGCCGTATTTTCTTCAGGAGGGATTCGGTCATGCGCCAGCGGGTGCAGTCGTGGTTGCCGGTCCCTAGAATGATGTAATACTCGCCCTTGCTTGGCTCTGTGATGCCTGCGACGAAAGCGGCTTGGCAATCATGGAAGGGCTCGCTCAAGCGGCTTTCCTCCAATCGGTAGGGAAAACAGGATCGCCATCGCCTTCCCACTTGAGGCAATCGGAATAATCGCCGTGGTGTACGCCGCGCAAAATATGCGGCTGTAGCGTCCAACCAAGTTTCTCGAATGAGTGGACAAACCCGTGTGGGACGTACTGATAAAACCCGTCGAATTTGCCCGTCATTCTCTCACCATCTTTCGCAAAACAGAACACGAAAACACTACCACAAGAAGCGCGGGAACTCTATAATTAAAGCTCTTTCACCCAATAAATCGAATGCGGAAACGACCACGGATTCTCCGGCTGCAACAGCCAATAGCCAGCCGCGATAAAGTTGTTTCCAGAATGCGGGTTGTCGGTTGTATCGGAAATGATCTTGCGCCAGCCATTGCGCTTCGCTCGCATCTCCAGCGCCCGCATGTGCCGAAGCTGCAAGCCGTGACCGCGATGCGATGATAGAACTCCTACCCGTTTGAAGTATCCAGCCCGAGGATATCTATCAGATTGAACCATCGAAGCGAACGATATGGCCTCGCTGCCGTGCCAACCTATCCACCAATGGCCCTCCTCGAAATCGGGGATCGGGGCTTCACCAAAGAACGTCAGTTTGTGCAGGTCTCTCAGGGTATCCGCGGTTTCGTCGTCCGAACCGTCAACCTCCCTGATTTTATACACGGATGATTTCTCCCCGGAATTGGACCTGATTGGGCGACCATTTGGTGATCAGTTCAGGGTACATCAGCCTACAGTCGCGATACGTCAGCAGCGCGAAACCAGATCGCCAATCTAATGCCGAATCTTGGCAATAGCTGAACGCACGATGTTCCTTGTCAGCCACCATGCCAGTATCGACGCCGTACCGATCAAAAGCATTATAGTCAGAAAAAGGTCTAACATTTTGCGAGTGAAGGTGGCCGTTAACCGTGCTGACGCCAGCGTTGAGCGTGGTGTTTCGTGTCGCGCCAATGCCGCCGCCCTTGGGGATGTGCTTGATCATCGTGGCCCCGCCCGGCACGCCCTCGTTGACGTAGCAGGACATGGCTTTCGTCCACGCGCTGAAATGATCGCTTAGATGGACGCCTTTGACGCCTCGGTATTGTGGGGCCGAGCTGGCAATCATAAGCTCAAACCTGGCATCGTGATTTCCCAAAGTCCAGTAGCGCTGCGTTCGTCGGGGGCAGGCATTCACAAGGTCGCTGAGATAGTCCTGCGTTGCCTCGATTTCCTGCTGGGGATCTGGAGCGCTTTCCCAATTCTGCGGATGGCGGCTGATCCTGGGAAAGTCCATCACGTCGCCATTGAGGATAACGGCGGTCGGTTGAATGTCTTTGCAGAACTTCAGGAACGCCCGCTGGCAGGTAGACATGGGACCGGGCCAGATATGGAAGTCAGAGCCCACCAGAATGGTACCATTCTTGATACTAAGCGGAACGCGGCCGGGGTATTCAACGGCCTGTTTGGACGGCGCCGAGATCGGCCCGTATTTTCCCTCCAGCCGCTCCCGCCTTGCGTAGACATTGCGTTCGGTGACGCCTAGCAGAAGGGAGGCTTTCGTTGCTCCCACGGCGTCGAAAACCGACATGAACTCCTGATCAGTCGTCTTGGCTCTCGGCATTAAGTGCCACCACCCAAGACCGCACAGAACACCAAATCAGGCGCATACGGCGCGGCGCAAATATGCGCTTCGTGATTTGGGCTATCCATCGCGTCGGGTTGGTTATGCTCTAGGACGCTTTGCGGGATGACTGCCCATGTCTGCGTCCACTTGTGAAAGTATTCTATCTTGCCATTTGGACCGGGCCTGATTGGCGCGGCGTAGCAGTCGCGAGAACTACAACATGAAATAACTCGGGAGGGCGGCCTTTTCCACTGCTCATAAAATTTCGCGACTTTCGGATCTGTGATTGTCTCGTCGGGGTGGACGTGCTGCGCCTTGGCTATCGTCGCAAAGAACGCTATTCCAACAATGACAACCGCCGCAATGAACAACCTTACCCATCGCAGGACAAACCCGTTGCAGGCGTCCCACGTCGCTAGGATCATGGCTGCAATCATGAGAAGAACTATTATCGAGATAAGCATTTGCGCGCTTCCTTGATCTCGCGCCACGTTGCGCCGTGTTTGAGGGCTGCCGCCAAAGCCTTTGCCCTCCCGTGTTGAGAGACATAGGCGCGGACTTCATCGCAATTGAATTGATGGGATTGGGCGGGGGATAAGAGGAGACACAGGAAAAGGATTGCTGCCGTTGTGCGGAGCATTCACACCTCATATTTGCGGGGTTTCAGATGGTGTTGTCGGGAGCCTGGATGCATCCAAACCGAACGACGACGCCCCGGCCGCTCGCCGCCATGGAGATGGCCGTCGTTACCACTCGCCCGGTTTCAGTTTCCATAAATTCCATGCAGGACGCTTCAGTTTCGAACGTCGAATGATTGTATGTCATGACGTGGGAGGGCTGTTCAGCAACGGTGCCGCCGGTCACAAGAAATAGCGCCGCGATGAGCTTGAACATGCCGCCTCCTATTTGCCGAGCGTTGCCTTTATACCAAGCCAGAACGCGCCAAGCAGGCCGCAGACGATAACCGTTACCAGCGTTTTGAAGGCATATGTCTGCGTTTGCTCTACGCTCTTGCGCCAGCGCCAAAGGTGCCGCAGATCGGCCTGCAATTCCTTGCGGTCCTCCTCCTCGATGCCGAACGAGGTTAGGATTGTCGCGATGGTTTTTAGAACAACCTCATCGATGTTGTCCGCCGCCAGAACGCGCTGTTCGGCCAAAACCTCAGCAACGACTTGTTTGATTTCTTCGGAGGTCATTTGCGGATTATCCTTGCGACGTTTTCAAATCCGCGTTTGGCGAAGTAGAAAGACATGATCAGCCCCGCCCACACGCCAGCCGCCCCCGTCACTTCATCCGTATGCCCGCCCGTGATGCCGCCGAGCACCTTGTCCCAAATCAAAATCTTGGAGTAGAAAACCAGCGTGACGTAGAACGCTAGCTTTTCCGGCTCCCATGGATGGCCGATCTGCGCTATCCTGAGCGCGTAGATCGACTGGATTTCTGTCTGTTGCGCGGCGATTTCATGGGCCGCCAGATCGGCCGCGATGCGCTCGGAAGTGTTGCCTGCCGCCAGCTTGGCTTGATATGCCTTGATGAGACCGGAGACCACGGGGCCTCCGATAAAGCTCATGATGGTGAGCCACATATCAGTCGCCCGCCTTCACGTCGGAATCGGGTTCTTCGTCGCCCTTCGCGCCAACCGGGCCGGTCGTGATAAGCCGAAGCAGGATCATGGAAACCGCCATCACCAAGGCCACGCGCTGGCCCCACGGTTCCGGCAGGATCGACGCGGGGTCAACTAGATTGAACTGTTCCACGATTTCCAAGAGAACAAGCGGCAGGCCAAAGAAGGTGCCGACGATAACCGTTTTCCAGCCCTTGGCTTTTTCCCAAAGCCACTTCATTTCTTGAACCTCCAGATCAGGAAGGCGACCGCCGCAACCGCAACGCCGATGCCGATAATCCAGCCGATACCGAGTCCGGACTGTTGCGCCGCCGTGGCCGCCGCGCCGCCGGCCGCAATCGAGCCGCTCGCCTTCTTTGTGGTCGATACCGGAGGCCTTTTGAGGCCGAACACACGCCGCTGCGCTTCTGCCCAATCGGCATCCGCCACAGGCATGGGTTTTCCGGCCTCATGATGAGCCTGGACCTTGAGGAAGCGAACTCCGTTAGGGCTGCGCCAGAAAGCCTCGTCCATAACGGTATCGCGGGTCATCCCCGGAATGCGCGTGGTGACGAATTTTATGTAGCTCTCGACGTGGTTCCCGCCGGACCATACGGCTAGCGCGTCCTTCAGCTTCTTGTCACGGTAGCGCGGCGAGGTACGCCACAGGTCGAGTTGAGCGCAGATGCCGTCAACCCAATTGTCGAAGATGGCGATCTTGTTACCCATGCCGTTACCGCCCTGCCCGGTCCCGTCACTCAGGTAAATCCATCGCTTCGATCCCCATTTGGTGGCGGTCGGACCCGGCCACATCGCGCCGGGGTTTTTGTACCGAATGGCGGCGGGTTCACGCATGGTCGGGCTCGGCGGGCTTCTTCTCGCTCTCGGCGGCCTTCTTTGCCAACTCGACGTTGGCGCGCTGCAACGTCTTGTTTTCGAGGTAAAGCAAGCCGAGATGATAAACCACTTCTTCAACGTTCATGTTCATTGGATGGCCTCTAGTGCTGCAATGCGCTGGGATAGCGCATCAATCTGTGATTGGAATGTGCAGGGTTCTTCGATCTCGACCGTGAGACAGCCCTTATCCCAAATCTGGACGTAGCCCGTGTAAGTCGAACTCTTGGCGCGGGCCTCGTATGCGATCTTGCAACCTGCCGGAAGATCCGATGTCACGCGATAGATGCAGCTTTCCGTGCCGCTCTCGTAGTGACTCTCGCGGGTGATGTTCAGTCCGAGTTGCCCGTTTGATGTTGGATGGCCGCCTAGCGAAAGGTCGATCTCGGCCCCGTCCGGCTTCGCCAGATAGAATTTACGCAGCCACGCCACAGCGGCGGGAAAGTCTGAAGGATTTTCAACCTGCTTTGCGAGATGTACCCTGATGATCGAACCAGCCGGAATAGCCGGGAGGTTCTGCACCCGGTAGATGTCTCGCCAGATATCGGGCTGGCCTTCCGTCGTGATTGCTAGTTGCGTGATCGCGCGGTTATGCTGGACGAAGGGCGGCATCAGCGGGCCTCCAGCGAGGCTACGCGCTTTCGCAGGAACTGCACTTCTGCAACAAGAAACGGGGTGGGTGACGAATAATCTACTTGCGCGGGCTGGAAATTGTCATCGCCCGGCTTGCCGATTCGTGCAGTTCCTCCCCACGGGATGACAGGAAGATACTCCTGCGCAATGAACCCGATACCCTTGGTTTTTGTTGCCTTCCATTGATATGAGCTTGGTTTCAGGCGGTCTATGACGTTATCGACCTCAGCTTGAGTAAGCTGGCGGATGTGTTCTTTAAGGACAATATCCGAAGTCGTATTATAGGACGTGTTAGTGCCGTCCTGACTGATCGAGCCCTTCGTCACGCCGGCATTCTGAATAACCATCATGGTACCCGATGATGTAGTCCGATTGAGTCGCAACTGATCATTGGCGTCATTGGTGATCGTGACGCGGGTGTTGCCGATGATCATCGCCGTAGCCGAGAATGTGGCGACGCCCGTGACCTGTAGCGTTCCGGTTATGTCAACGTTCGACGAGACGCCTAGTGTCCCGGTGACGGATAGGCCGGTGTTGCTAACGGCAATTCGTGACGAGCCCCCGGTCTGAATGATGATGGAGTCGGCGGCATTCCGATAGATGCCGGTGTCAGTGTCATTACTAAAAACAAGTCCCGGCGCTCCGGATGTGGTCAGCGTTCCGTCAAGCGTAAATTGCCCGGTCACGCTAGTCGCTCTCGCAAGCGAGATCGCGCCGGTCCCACTTCCGTTGATGGTGACCGTACCGGAGCCCTTTGCGTCAATGGTCAGGGCTTCATTGGTGCCGGAAGAAAGGACCAGCATCGCCACACCGCCAGCAGCGGCTGCGCCCTTGATCCTAATACCCGTTGCAGTCGAAGCGGTCGCCGCGTCCACCCGGAATACCGGGTCCGTCGCGCCGTTCGCTCCCACTGTGAAAGCGGACGCGGCGGCGCTGGTGATTGTCCCGGCGCCAGTGATGCCAAGACCACCCGTCCCAATATCCAGCACCTTCGCGCCATTTGCAGCAACGCCGATGTTATCAGCGCCGATCCGATAGATGCCGGTATTGGTGTCGCCAATGAAACTGATGCCGGGCAGCAATACCGTGCCAGTTGAAACACCGATCCCGGCCGCAAACGGAATAAGCGCCGAAGTCGTGCTTTCGCCGTTCTTGGTGATGCAGGCAGATAGGCCAGCGGCCAGCCCGTCGTCCTCCTCGTCGTGCCGATCGGCCGTGATCTTGATGGCCGCGTTTCGGTCGTCCACCCAATTGTGGAGCCGAACGAACGTGCCGGAACCGTTAAAAGCCATTGATTTACCTCAAGAAAAAGCCGCCCGTGAAGGCGGCTGGTTAGATCGCGCAAAAACTGCTATCGTGCGCCCTCAACCGGGGCGGGAGATCATCGGAATGCGATACGTGGCTTTGCCGCTTGCTGCGCTGTTACTAAGTGGATGCGTTAATCATGCGCAGGTCGAAGCGCAGAACGATCAGCGCTGTCAGACTTACGGCGCGAAGCCGGGAGCGGACGCTTATTTGAAGTGCCGGATCGAGGTTGACAAAATGGCCTCGCAAGAGCGGGCGGCAAGACTTGGCTCCGGTCCTGATATGTGTGTCAGGAACGGCAACGTAGTGAGTTGCATGTAGCAGCTACATGAACTGCGCCAGCAATTGAGCGAGTTGCGCGCGCTTCAGCTGCATGGGAGATGATCCCGCCGTCACGCCTGCATAGGGTATCACCGCCGCAGTCGGCCGCCTTGTCGCCAATGCCTGCTGAACCGCTGCAATCCCTCTCGCATTTGTTGCAAGCGGAGCGCGAGACCTCACCGTATCGGACAGGGCCGCGCCTGCGCGAGCAGTCGAGCGTTGACCCAGGATGCGCGCCAGCGTTCCAGCCGCTGTAATTGGGATGGTGGCCCCGCCGCTGCCAACGGCGGCGCCAGTGTTGAGCAATAGAGACAGCCCGCCGTCAACGCCGAGCTTACCAGCCGCCCGCAAGGCATTCCGCCCGCGCGTGCCGCGAACGATATCCTCCATCGCCTGAACCTCTGCCTGACTGAACCCGGCCGTTCGTTTCGGGTTGTCAAGAATGGTGGCTATTTTCTGACGCATCGCGTTTTCGACATTGCCGCCCATACCTGACTTGGCGGCCTGCCGATCGGCGCGGGTAAGCTGAAGGTCAACCTGTTCGCCGCGCTTTGCAGCGCCCCAATTGGCCTGGGCCTCCCTCATGATCTCGGAGGCGCGGACGGCGTCACCGGCCAGAACGTCGGCCGGAGCAATGTTGGGCAGATAATCGTTGATCGAATCCCGCGCGACGCCAGCAGCCGCAGCGCGGGGCGTGGGGGCGCCAACCGCGTCACGTTCGCGAGCCATGATGCCAAGTGCTTTACGGGCGCTGTCAATGTCTGCAACGCGCACAGATTGCACGCCAGCCGGCGGCGTCAATTCCTGTACGACGTTGAAAACGGGGCCTTCATTGTTCGGCCGGAATCCCCGCTGAACAAGATCGCTTTCAATGCGAGTGGCGAGATTAGCGGTAGATTGCGGATTGATCTGAACAGCCGCAACTTCCGGGCTATTGTAGCCAGTGCGTGAGGCCGCTTTTAGTTCGGCCACGGTCGGAGCGGCGACGACTGGCGGACGCATCGCACCAGGTCGGCTTGCCATTAAAGCCGTTTCGGCATCGCCAGCCGCGGCTTCATACATCTTCTTCGGATCGTCTTTTGCCGCGAGTTCCGGCGCGATCATCTCGCCGACCTTATGCGTCAATTGCGCGGTGGGGTGGCCGATGAGCGATCGCGCGGCGCCCGTGATCGGTGACGCCACCAGCCCCAACGCACCCAGGACGGCCTTGCCTGTGCCCAACAACCCTTCGATTGGACCTTTGGAGGCTCTGTTAGAAAGCCCCTCCTCGATAGCGGTCAAATTGCGGTCGGCCGTTGCGCCGATCTCGCGCGGGATATCCGTTATTGCATCTGTAATGTTGAACTGCGGCCCTGATGGGGTGCCATTCAACTGCGCGAGCAACGTCGGGTCGGAAACCGGCTGCTTGCCGTTCAGTTGCGCCAGCAGTGCGGGATCCGTGACAGGGGTTGCCATTTTTACTTCTCGAACCACTGACCGTTTTCTTGATAGTATTCCTTGCCGCCGATCGACTTGGTGACAGGCTGCTTTGCCGTATCAGGCGACTTGTAGCCAGGCCCAGCACCCTTCTTCATCGCCGCGATAGCAACCTGCCTGGACTGCGCTTTCTGCGCGACAACCTCAGGAGCGTCGCCGGGCTGGGGGAAAAATTCCTTGTCGTAGCGGGTGAACTCCTCCTTGCCGATTGCGGCGCCGGATTCCTGACGAAGCAAAGCCGTGATGAACTGGCTTTTGGCCTGCCCGAACTTCTGATAGTTGCTTGATTGCATTGCCGATCCGACGACGGGAACACCGCCTGCGATCTGCTGGGCCGCGCCGGACACGCCAAGGCCTTCTTTTTCAAGACCTCCGGCGATGGCCGCTTCTGCGGCTTCCATGCGGTTGCCGAACTGTTCTGCTTTGGCCTGCACTTCGGTTTTCTTGCCGGTAGCCGCGTCGGCTGTTGCCGAGGTCACGTCCTGACGAAACTTCTTCGGATCGACGCCGGCCGGTATCGGAATTTGCTTGCCATCAGGTCCGGTCACGGTTGCCGGGGTCGATGCGCTGCCGCCCTGTTGAGGCAGCGGAACGGCGGTGCCCTTTGCAGGATCAATGAAGCCATAGGTTTTCTTGCCGAACTCGTCTTCACTGATCACGCCGAACTGCGGCTTGGTCGCGCCTTGATAGACCGGTTCAACGGCTCCCGTTCGCGGGTTGGTGCGAAGGATCGTGCCGTCCGGCTGGCTCTGGAAACCGTATTGCTGGGGCGCGGCATACTGCTGGTAAAGCTGCATTCCGAGCGCGCGGATTTGTGGATTTGAACTGCCGAGGTGCTGCCGGATTTGAGCCGCGACCTGCGGCGGAATAACCGGCTGGCCCGCCTGCGCCATCTGCTGCGGGGCAGGTTGAGCGGCCTGCGGAGCGGGAGCGGCCAGCGCACTGGGAACGAAATTCGGATCAGCGCTCGCCACCTGCTGCGGCGCGTTCGCACCGCCGATGAATTTGTGATCGCCGATCATCACGCCGGGCTTTTGTGCCCAATCCGGCATCGGACGGCCGAGTGCGGTTTGCAGTTTCGGCTGAATGAAATTCAATGCCCCGCCGGTCGGGTCGTTCGGGGCCTGCCCGCCCTCACCGTAGGCCATGGCGATGGCCTGATCTGCCGCCGCGGCCTGTCCTGGGTTCGCCATTGCGCGGGCCATGCGGGCGCGTCCGCCTTCCGTGTTCCACGGTTCAAACTGGTTCTTGGCAGTCACCACGCCGGAAGGCGTGTCGCCGCCATAACCGCCATTGACGGCCCGACTGCGAATGACACTGGCGACGGCGTTCTGATCTTCGGCAGGCTGGTTTGCGGACTCGCCAAGGATGGTCGCAATCATGCGCGTACGGTCATCCCCAGATGGCGGATCGAGCGGGCTCGGCTCGTCATTGGAATAGATTTTGCCGGGCTGGGTATTCGGCGTGGCGCTCATTGCAGGGGCCATAGGAGCGGCGGGCGTGGATGCGCCAGGAGAAAGACCGGGCAGATTGCCCAGCGCAGCCGAAAATTCCTTGTCCTTGGCGTCCTGATCGCGTCCTTCAAGGCCAAGCAAGAGAGCCTGCGCCATGCGGGATGCCCCCTGCCACGGCGATTGAATTGGGGACGTATCCATGGCGCCTTGGGCGAGCAGCGCCGCAATCCGCTTTTTGTAGTCAGATTCACCGCCGCCGAGATTGAGCGCCATTTATGCATCCCCCATGACCATGCTGTAATTCACAGCCTTGAAGCCGCCGATCTCATGCACCGCCTTGGGCATGACCTTCTCCACATCGTCAGCCATGACGCCAACGCGGTCGATATCATCCCAGAGGTATCGGTAGGCGTAGATCTTCAGGCCATTGGCGAGTTTCACGCCGGTTTCGCGGATGAAATGCTTCAAACGACGATCCGAGCCCATTAGAAGCGGTAGGCCGTATTTCATGCCGCCCATCAGCGCAGCCTGCCCGAGTCCGAACATGCCACCCATCGCGGCGTTGTTCTGGCTCTGCTGCGTCTGATAGTTCTGATTGTTCAGCGCGGCCGAATTGTAGGTCATCCCCGCGATATCGGTCGGCGCAACGCTGCCGCCCTGATACTGCTGGAATTGCGGAGCCGTAACCTGTCCACCTGACATCAGCGCGGAAATTTCGTTGATCGGCTGGTTGCGGAGTGCCAGCATTTCCTGCACGCCGCGGTTTCGCGCATCGCTCGAAATACCGTAAAGCCGCGACTGTTCCTGACCGCCCGCCAATACGGACTGCATCCGCTGGTCCGTAGCCTGACGGTTAACCGAGTCCATTTCCTCGTTGAACGCCGACGAACCGCGCGCAAGACCTTGGTTCACCAGCTTGGTTTCCAGCGCGTTGCGGTCGCGCTCGATCTGCGGATTGAGCCGGGAGTTAAGCGCCTCTTCCACACGCAGCCGATCAGCCGAGAAATCGGTAGGCACCTTGGGCAAACCGTCAAACGAAATCGGCTTGGAAAGCGTATCGTTGAGCCGTCCGGTTTGTCCGATCGCGAGATTGTTCAGGTCGGAGCCGAGCCGGGTCTGTTGATTGTAGAGTTTCTGTTGTTCGGGCGAGAGCGTTACCACGCGCTCATATTGCGGGATGTCGTAACCCTCCCCGCCGCCGGCACCGACACCGCCGCCGCCCATACCGAACGCCTCGCCCATCTTGCCGCCGTAGCCACCCGTGCCGCCGCCAGGTGCTACACTTTGACCGGCAGGAGCACCGATGCGCTGCGTTCCGATCTGGTTATACCGCACCGAACCGTAGGGGCTGGTTTCGTTGGCGTTGCCCATGATGGTGTTGGCAATCGCCGTCTGCACGTTCGATCCGGTCTGCGCCGCGGCGGTGGCTTTTGGATCGGGTGCGGCAGGTGCCGATGCAGCTTGCTTACCCATTTAATTGCTATCTTTCTGGTTTCGATAGGTGTGTTGTGCTACGTTTCACACATGGCAAAACATCGCACAACGCTGACTGATCGCTTTTGGAAAAAGGTCCAAAAGTCTGACGAGAACAAGTGCTGGCTCTGGATTGGAGCCAAGTCAGTTGCGGGATACGGCGACCTGACAATCAGTTACCCGCCGAAGCCGCGCATTGGCTCACAGATACTCATATGAACTGCATAAAGGTTCGATACCTTCCGGCCTTCACATACTCCACGCCTGCGACAACCCAAGCTGCGTAAACCCCGAACATCTTTCTGCCGGGACAGCGGCGGACAATTTACAAGACGCATCTCGCAAAGGGCGATTGAGGGGGGCCAAGATGCCCGGAATGAGCAACCCCGCAGCCAAGCTTACCGACGACGCGGTAAGACAAATAAGACAGCAACTTATCGCAGGCCGCGTTATGCGCCGTATAGCGGCCGATTTTGGTGTTGACCAAACCGTAATCCATCGCATCCGGGATGGCCGATCTTGGTCTCATGTCGAGTAGGCTGCGGAATCCACCGGCACTCCTCCCGAAGCATGGAATAAATAAACGCATCCTCGCGGCCATCCAGCGCACGACGCGCAACGCCCTCTAACTTGAAACCGTTTCGTTCATTGGCCGACCGCGCCCGCTTATTGCGGCGTCCTGTGATAGTGGTCATCCGAATGCAGCCAAGCTGCACGAACGGATAGGAGAACAAGGTCCGCACCGTCTGCGGCAGACACCAATCCGGCCGATCGAACGCGGCCGACATTTCAATGTCGTGGCCGCGGTAATTGTGAAACACCGCCCCGCCGATCAACTCGCCCCTGCGGACCACACCGAGCGCAGTACACGGCCCGAAACTCGATTCCCTCATGTGCGGGATGCGAAGCCGAACCATTTCGGTTACGATATCGTCCGCCCCGAACAGGACCGAACCGACCAGTTCGGCCATTAGAACGTGCCAACCTCAAACATCAGGTCCACCGCGTTGAACTGGAACTGGTCCGCGACCGCCGCCCCCATTGCAACGGAAATCACCGAACCCTCCGCGTCAACCGATTGCCATTTTGCGCTTGGTACGATCGACAGCGCCCATTCAGCCACGTCCCACTCGGCCTCATCCCAATACGCGCCGGCCGTGGCCTGTGAGGACGCCGAATAGTTGACCGTTCCAAGGTCGTAATTGCTGCGCAGCGCCAGCAAGGGAATATAGCCCTCCGGCCCCGAGAACATCGGCCGCGCCATCTTCACCGACTTGCTGCGCACCGTTCCCAGATTGGTATAAGCCGAGATCGAAACCGCGTTGATTTCATCGCCGTCGTCTGAATAGGTGCCGCCGTATTTGTAGACCGTGCCGTCATGCCCGCCGAAATACAGCACATCGCCCTTAAGGCCCCAGCAGCCGGCATTCATTCCGGTGAACCGGCACCATCCGCCGGTCTGGGTGTTCATGACGTACTGATGCGCGATCGACCGTTCCGTGATCGGCACGTTGACCACCATCAACCGGCCTTTGGGATATTCCACCAGTTGCCAGCCGAACGCGGTTGACGAACCTTTGTAAGCGGTCGCAAATGCGCCGGAAATCTTGTCGGTAGCCGCAACCTTCGCGGCACCCGAGGCCGCCAGCGGAAGGATGGCCGACAATGGAAGCACGCCCTGCGAAGTGATAAGCCCCAGGTCAGCGCCGGCTTGCACAAAGCAGCGCCGCCCAACAGGCTCTGGAATGCGGAACGTCCCTACCTTTGTCCATGTGGTTGAGCTTGACGGATCAGTTCCGCTGTAAATCACAGCCTCGCCGCGAGAAGTGATGAACACCGCGAGATCGTCCAGGCCGGCGCCGCCATCGCGCGTCCATGACGCCATTGCCAACAGATGCCCGCCCAGCTTGCAGAACGGGCCGAGGGGAAGCTTTGTGGCCGCGCCCGCAATAGCAGACGCCGGCAGATACCATGCGTTCAGCGTATCCTTTTCAACGAACCACAACCGGCTGACATGCGCAGAGACATGGATCAGGTTGGCGGACGTTACCCCCGTTATCGCGGGTTCGGTCCATGTCGCGCCGTCGTAATTGATAACATCGTCCACGCCGTTGCAGGCCACTAGGAAATTACCCCCGGTGGTCGCGAACATGGTATGTTGCCAGCGCCCGTTGGTGAGCGAACCAAGCACGGAACTTGCCGCTCCCGCCACCGTGACATCCCAGATATCGGTTGCGGTGGCGCCGAACAGTTCGAGCGAGCCGTTCGGCGGGCTGTACTCCATCAGGGATTCGATGGCAGCGCCCAGCCCGGTCGCGTGTTCGGAAAATCCCTCCCGGAGTTTCACGCCGCCGGTATCGGGGATGAAGTTGTCGAGTAGTATCGCATCTTCCGGCGGCATCGCGGCCAGCGGGTCGCGCGCATTCCAGCCGCCGACAGGCGCCGGCAGGCTCTTGACAGTCGAGATCAGACCGCCGCGCCCATGACCGCCGCCAGCCCTTGCACGGTGCAGCGACGTGAAGCGTGCGGACTTGCCCCGGAGTGCCTGACGCATCAGCCGTTCACCGTGCCGGGGAATGCAAGCGCGGCGTCACCCGTGAAGCGGCCTTGGCCGATTTTCAGTATGCGCGAACCCTTGTCGCGGGCGACTTCCTGCGCCATCGCGATTTCAAAATTCTGCATGTCCTCCGCGTAGTCGTAACCCTTCATCGCCCGCCAACGCCAGATCAGCGCCAATGTCAGCAGCCGCTCGGGCAGCCTGAACGTGTCGGTATCAACCGTGAACGTGGTTTTGGTCGTGGTGCCGTCCACCGCGAGAACGATCTTGTTTGAGAGGTAGTAATATTTCGCGCTATCGGTGGACGCCATCGCGGGATAGATCAGCAAAGAACCACCCAGGATGATCCATTCGCCGCCGACCGTACCGAAGGTCCGCAAGCGGTGGTCCTGCCACACATCGAGGTCGTCAATGCTGGTCAGTGGGAACGAGGTCGAGGTCAAAAAGATATTGGCCTTGACCGGCATTCGGTCATAATCGGTCGGAAGGTCAAATTCGGTATCGCTACCGTCGCCGGCCTGCGTCTTGAGCAGCATCAGCTTGCGCCAGTCGTGCGCCTTCGCGATGTACGGGCCGGCCTCGTTGCAGAGAGCCGCCAGTTCCACCGCAAACGGGTTGGTGTTCGCTATCAGCGTTGACAGCGCACCGAACCCCATCAGCTTTGATGCCTGATCGCAGGCCGACAGAACGGTCATCAGGCGGCCTCAGACTGCCGGTTAGCGAGTTCAGCCGCCTTGGCAAGCAGGGTATCCCGGCTCGGATTGCCGCGCACGCCCTCGCCGCTCTCGCGCTTGATGAAGGTTTTGAGTTCAGCGTCGGTGCAATCCTCCAAAGGCTTGTCGGTCGCCTCGGCCTGAACGACAGCGCCCTGCATCAGCCGTTCTACCATTTCCTTCAGTCGAGCGAGTTCGGCCGCCATTGCGGCCGTGCTGGCGCCGTCCTTCGCCGCAGCAAGAAATGCGCGGGCCTTCTCGCGTTCGGCGCGGGCGTTCATACCGAGTTTTGTCAGCGTGCCGTCCGTCACATCGGCGTATTCGTCCACCGAAAGAATTCCCATTGCCTTCAGTTCGGCCACGCGCGATGAAGTGAGGATCGGCCATGCTTCCAGCGGCGTGCCGATCGCGGCGCGTTCCTGCCCGGCCTGGAACGCCTCGTAATGCTTGGGCCAGCGCTTGCGGTGCTTGTCCTCAACCGGAAACACGGCCACGGTCTGCTTGTCGCCGGGGAATTTCACCTCAACCATTTCTTTCTCGTCGAAAATGGGGCGGCCTTCCTTTTCGGAGGCGGCTTTGTTCTGAACCGGCTTTTTGAAGAAGCGCGGGCGAGCGGTATTGCGTTCAGTGTCGTTTGAGGACATCTGTTCTCTCTTTCTGGGGTTATAGATTGGCTACACGGCCCAGCGCCGAGCGCAGTTGCTCGCTGCCAAGCCACGATTGGTAGATACCGCGATCATTGTGCGGGAACGACGCGCCCCGGAATGTGCGGGCGTCCGTCGCGTCGTGCGGGCGCTTGCCGTTGGCGAAATGGTGATGCTCGCACAGCACGTCAGGCAAATAGCGCATCAGGCCGGACGGCACCGCTACGCTTTCCCAAACGTCGTCAATGTACATCTGCACCATGCCGGGCAGAACCCAGAAGCCCATGGCGCGAACAAAATCGCCGCCCATGCAGATCACGCTGGTAACGTGCGGGGTGCCGTCGCGCTCCTTGACGCCTTGCTGCCAGTTGTCGTTCGGGTAGGAGATGAACTTTGCGCCCGCCGCCTCGATGAGCTTCGCGTCCCACCCCGTGGTGATCGGCAGGCAATCGTCAGCCAGCCAGCCGTACCAGTCCAGATTTGGATTTTGTCCGTAGAAGCGGCGCATGATCTCGCCGATGTTCAGATGCTCGTCGCAGGCGAACTGCTTCCAGCCCTTGGGAAGCCTCAGTTTTCCATAATCGCAGCCGTCCATCCAGACGAGGCCCTTGGACGTGGTGCCGCTTTCAATGCAGGCATCCAAGGCCCTTTGGCACATCTCGGGGCGGTTGCGTGTCGGCAATAACCACATCACCAATGCGCCATCAGGTCGGAGAGAACATGCGGCCTTGGCAGGCCATGAAAGCAAACCGCGCGGGCGTTGGGCGGGATGCCCTCGGCGCAATGCGCCTTGAATGATACGAATTGCCGCGGGAACAGCGTTTGCAGCCGCGCCGCGTTCGGCATCATAGTTTCGATCCAGCCGCCATCGCCGCGCTGGTGAAACGCGGGCCGTCCCGCTTCATCCCATTTGGTCCAGATGTGATCTGCCTCGCCCGCCGTCCACATCATAGCTCCAGAGGCTAAAAGCTCCGGATGATAGAAATCCTGCAACATCGCAAACGGCCCGTCATAGCGGGACATATGGTCAAGCGAGCCTGTGATGATCGTATCCAGATCGAAGAACAGACAGCGGCCTTCGAACCGGCCAGGCTGGAACATGGCGAGCTTGGCCCACCATCCCGTTACGTCGGGCACGTCGGTAATGACGTGGAATTTATAAGGATGCAGCAGATGCCGGTGAATGCCGGCCCGTAGACGGTTCACATAGTCGTCGCCGCGCCCCAGGTAATTCCCGTGGTTGACGACTATGACATTAAGCATGAACGCTCGCGGTCGATATGTTGCAGCAGGCCGTCGCCGAACAGTTTTAGTTCCGTGCCGTCGCCGAGACTGTTAAACACGGCCTTGCCCTCGATCCAGTCGCGGATTTGCGCGATGAAATTCAAAGATGTCTGATAACCACACAATTCCATTTGCTTCATGCCGTCCCGATAGTCCGGGTAGGCATGGGTTTTGACGCCCCGGAAACTCGAATCCAGCCCGTGGCAGTGAAACTTGCGAAACCCCATGAAATGCCCCAGCGTGAGCCAGCGCAGCCCCATGGTTGATCCGCCGTCGATCAGGTACTTTGCACCACCTGCCGACATGACCGCGCTTTGGACGCCAAGCGGATGCCATAGAACGATCTTGCAGCCCTTGAGCTTATCGAACACGCGCGGGTGACAGGTCGAGCCGAGAAAGAAAAAAACGTCCGGGTGTCGTTCGATCAAATCCGCGATGTGTGGGCGCGGGTCCATAATTCCGCAGGCCCACGGCGTCACACCCTTTTCGAGCAGAAATCCAAGGCTGGCATTGGCGGCCACGATAACGCCGGTCAGATCCCGCCAAGTATCTTCAAGCGAGGGACCGCCGGCCGCAATCGAGAGAATGCGATCATGCGGCGCGCACGGCCCTGCTTCACGCAAACCCCGCGACATCGCGGAACGCACGTTTTCGGCCATGTCGTCGTCATCAACGCAGACCTTGACCGGGAATTGTTCGAGGATGCGGGAGACAGCCCCCGCATCCTCAATTTTAGCGTCCAAGATCAAGCGATCCAGGAGGTCTTGTCGTTCACCCAGGGGCGGTTGATGTCGAACTCGGTGTAACCCGAGCTTGCCACCGTCAACGCCGCCGAACGGGCATTGTTGACACCGTCGCCCGCTACCGAGGTGTCGTCCACCGAACCGCCGGTGCCGGTGATCCACACGCGGGTATTGGACGCCATCAGGGTCAGGCACTTGCCGAGCGCCATGCCGTTGATCTGGAACCAGCCATAATAGCTGGCCGTACAGGCCGACATAGCAATGGCAACCGGGCCGATGGCGTTAGCCGCCAACAGCGCGGTAACGCCGCCGTCGTTCTTGTACGTTACCCAGGACTTCTCAGCGCAGGAGGCAACGCCCTTGAGGTAGATGAACTCGCCGGCACCATAGGTCGGGTCAACTGCGCGGCAGATGGTCCCGACCTTGTGCTTTGCGGTGGTTTCCTTGTTGGCGATCGGCTGCCAGCCAAGGGAGTTTTCAGTGAACTTGTAAGCCATAGTGTATTCTCCCTTACGACGTGATCAGCTTCGCCTGATGAAGCGGATTCGCTATCGTCAGGTTGCCGTAGAAGCCGATATGCTGGACGATCGCGTCCTGGTTGACGGGGCGCTGCTTGCCGCCGAAGGCGACAAAGTTACGATCCGCGTGATAACGGAAACGCAAGCCCTCGCCGACCTGGAGGAAGTAGGAGGTGTTGGCCGGCATGGCCGAACCGATACCGCCCTCAAGCACGACATCCAGCTCGTAACCGGCGCCGGCAAATGCCAGTGACGGGAAACCGAGCTTGGCCGACTTGCCTTCCTTCTGGATGCGCTGAATGGCAACCGTCGCCTGCTGGAACATGCGAAAATGAGTCGCATCGCACGCGATCATGTTCGGGCCGTTCTTGCCGCGGGTGTGGCTGATCAGTACACGGGTGTACTGGTCATGGATGTTCGCAGCCGAGGTAGCGGCCGAAAAATCCGAGTTGCCGTTGTAGGAGCCGGTACGCCACAGCGCGACATCCGTCCGCGAGATGCCGCCATAGGTGCCGGAATCCTCGGTGGTCGGAACAGCAAGCTGCAAACCGCCGATCTGGTTGGTCTCGGTGCCGTCGTCGTGGAGGTCTTCCACGAAACGGTCAACGAGTTCCTTTTCCGCCGCGGAGATATGCTCCTCCATGATATCGAGAAGCTGCGCCGAACCGGCGTTCTTCAGGATGTCCTCACCCGACAGGGTCACCGACACAGCCGCGAGCTTTGCGGTGTATTCGGCATCGTTGAACAGTTCCGCCGGCACCGGGTTGAGGAATTCGTACCCGGTGTAACGGGTGTACGAACCGGACTCGGCATACAGCAGACGCTCACGGATCGAAGGACCGGAGAATGTTTTGAAGCCTCCCTTTTCCTTCATGAGGGCCAGGATTGCGTTGGAGTTGGAAACGAGGTCCGCGTATCCGCGCGACCGATCTTCCAACGCCAGCGAAAACGCCTCCTGGAGGCGTTCGTTGGTGTTGATAGCCATGTTAGGTTCCTAGATTGGGGATGGCCTTAAAGGCCGACCTGCGCGAACGCTCCTTGAAGGGCTTCGCGCGTGGAACCGGCGGGTTTCCTGGTTGTAGGGTTTGAGCCTGCCGAGGGGGTGCCGGTGATGGATAGATTTGCCTTCCGGGTTTGAGCCGGGTCGGGCTGTTTGGGTGGCTGCTTGTCGGCTTCGATCTTGGCGGAAATCTCGGGGTTGAGCCGGATCGCCTTCTCGTAAGCATCTGACAAGTCTTTCGCGAAACCAGTCTCGATCATTTGGGCGATCGGGTCTGATAACTCGTCGAAATAGGGATGGTCGCTGGCGAACTTGTCCACCGCGGCCTGTGCGTCTCGCTGTTTGGCGGCGAGTTGCTGCTGTTCAAATGTCTGCTTGACCGAACCAACCTCGGTTTCAAGCCTGCGCTGCATTTCCGCGATCTGCCCATGGAGCGCCGCGATTTCGGGGCTAACCCCCGTGCTGGCGGGCTGGCCGCTGACCTGTGCGACAAGGGCCTGCACCATCGCGTGCGGGTCGATGCCGATATTGCGCCAGATTTGCATGGTGCCGGCAATCGGGTCTTGGCGTAGCCCGGCCTCAATCCCGGTATAGTTGGCAAGCGCCTTGTCGAGCGTCGTACCGGACGCACGGGCCATCTCGTCATATTTGCGGATCGGCTCGAATGCCGACGCCTCGGCCTTGTATCGTTCGATGCCCTGCGTTAGCTCGCCGATCGCGCGTTCAACTTCGGCGCGTACCGGCTCGGGCGTCTGCGCCCATGCTTCCTGTGCGGGCTTGGCAAAGCGTGTCGGCGGCGTGACGGCGGGCTGCTCGACCTTTGCGGACTCGGGCGGCTTAATCGTGATCGCTCCGCTTCCCTTGGCGTCAATCGTCAGGTTTTCGTTGGTGCCGGCCGACTTCGGGGCGAAGCGTCCGGCTTCATCACGGGCACGGTCTGCGGCGGCCTTGGCGGGCTCGCTGGGTACGCCTGAATTTGGTTCGTCCTTGGGCTCGGTCTTGGCGAATGCCGCTACCAGCGCGTCCCGTGCGCTCGGCGCGGGGGCATTGGATTGAGTATCGACCGCCGTGGTATCGGCGGCAGGAATCGCGCTCTCGGCGGGGTTTGAGCCCGCGATTGCCTCGTCAGACATAAATCAGCCTTTCAGCAGGTTGGAATGCCGACGCGGGCGGCGGCCTTGCGAACACTCTCGCGAATTGCTTTCTTGTCGGGCTTCATCGGCGGCGGCGGCTTCAATTCCTCGTTGCCAACCTCGATGTATCGTGCGCCTTGCGGATTGCCGCTCGGCAGATAGCTTGCGCGCAACGCGGCCTTACTGGTGTACATCCGACCATCGGCCATTGAACGCAATTCGGTATAGTCCGAAATCACCATCGGCCGCGGCAAATCAGACGCGGCGCGGACAGGTGCGCCAGCAATGATCTTCGGCACCATCCCGTTTTCATCCGCCTGCGGATGGCCGGGCCGGTAGACCCAGGGGCCGCCGCGCATTAGGTGGCCTCGATATCCGCAGCAACCAGTGCGGCAAGTGTCGGCGGCATACCCAAAGCCATCAGGCGAAGCTCCTCGCCCTCGCCTGCGGTCATCTGGTCGTACAACTCATTCGCCAACGGGACGGAAAACCCGAACGCGATCAGCTTTGCGGCGACGGGCGTTCCCTCGACCTGTGTCGCCAGTTCCGCCGCCTGGACGTGGTTCATGCCGCGCGCCATATAGGCGGTTGTCGAAGCCGTCATAGTAAATCCTCCGCAGTAAGCAGTTGATTGCCGAAACCGACATAGGTGTAATCGTTGCCATCGTTGAGCCGGAACGAGGGCGAGAGAATGCGAACCCAGGATGTGCCAAGAGCGTCAACATCAATGCGCGCGCCGGGCGTTTCCGCTGCCGGCGTGGCCTTTTCCCAGATCGCCATCAGTCCACATCCTCAGTCTCTTTGGCCTGCTTTGCCTTATGCTCGGCGGTTTCCATGCTCAGTTGCGCCTGACGCTCGCTGGCCTCGGCCTTCATTCTCATGCCTTCGCGCTCGATCCCTAGCTTGTCATAGAGAAACTGCAATTCGGCTTCTTGGGCCTGCCGCTCCATGACGCGCTGGTCATTCATCGCCTGCATCTTGGCCTGCAATTCCGCCATCGTGGCCGCCGTCTTGGCCTCGGTTTCCTTCAGTTTGGCTTCCGACTGCACCTTGGCCGTCTCTGCCTTGGCCTTCTCGGCTTCTACCTTCGGATCGGGCGGCGGCGGCTGGTTGGCCTGCTTCGCCATCGCGTTCATCTGCTCGACAAGATCGTCAATCGCGCCCTCAAGCGGTCGCCCGGCCCTAAAGCCCTGCGCCGTGAACTTCAGCACTTCCCCCAGGAACGGGGCCATCTGCGGCGCCTGCATCACCATCGGTGCGGCTTCCTTGAACAGCGTGCCGATTGCGGTTGCGAACTCGACACGGCGCTGCTTGTCGGCATCCTCGTCGGGTTGAATGGTCGAATCCGTCTCGACCTCGATCACAAAGCCGCGCGCCTTGTCATCGCGAAGGAATGCTATCACTTCCTCAATAGATGGCGTTTCCAGCATGGTCTGCATTTCCGGAGGCATCTCGGGCATCGGCGGGGCGGGCTGGCCCTGCGCTTGCGCCATCTGCGCCTGCTCTTGGACTTGCGCCTGCACCTGCTTGATCTTCATCTGGGCCATCGCCTTGTCCTGCTGCTTCGGCAGGTTTAATTGCGACATCGCCATGATCGTCTCAGGCTCGAAATTCTCCGCGATGATCTCCGCGCCAATCCGGGTCATGTCCCGCGCGAACCGCGCCATTTCGTTCTGCCGGCCACGAATACGCAGCGAACCCCATTGTGTTTTAAGCTGCTGTGCGCCTAGCGTCTCGTTGGGATCGGACTGGCCGCGCACAATGTCCGATATGCCCGTGATCTGGTAAACATCGTCAATAACAACGCGGCGAAGCTCTACAAGCCCCGTGATCAGTTGCAAGGCGTCCACAACTGGCAGCCATACAATCGAATCCTTGTACGAGGCCCCGCCCAGCGCCGCATAGGACGAGATCGGCACCAATGTTGCGCGGTTATCCAGCGACTTTATCGCCGCTTCGATGGCATCGGATACCTCGCTAGCGCCCGCCGGATAGAAGCCCTTCATGCGAAGGCTTTCCGACAGCGCCGAAATCCGTGCCGTATATTCGTTGATTTCCTCTATCTGGTCCTTGTATTGGACGATATCAGGAACCGGCTTTAGTTTGCCGGGGACGGTGGTACCAAATACCGGGCGCGGGCACGGCCAGAACGTGGTCAGATCCAGCCACGGGTCTTGCGTGTCCAGCTCGGTGTCAAAATCCTCCGCGACGAAATGCACCTTGCCGGTGGTCCGACACCAGATTTCCCAAACCGGAACCTTATCCTCGGTCTTGTCGGTCGCGACCGCGTTCGGGTCGCGCTTTTTCTTCGGCACGTCGGCGAAGGTAAAGCCGAACGGCTTTAGCGCCTCGTCAAACCGCTTGGCGCCCTCGTCCTGGGTCAGCCATGCCCGAAAGCCAACCCATTTGACCTCGCGCCAGTTGCGCGCCGGGTCATGGGCGAAGTCGCAGGCCGTGAAATGATCGAACGCGAGTTTTGAAACCCCGTTCAGCATTTCCAGCCGAACGCGGGCCGTCCCGCGGGAGTACATCAGGAACTCGTCACGAACCTCTCGCATACAGCCATCGAGGTCAGACTGTTCAAAGCCCGTGATCAGGCAGCGCTCAACAGCATCGGACGCGGTAGAGGCAACCTTGTTCGGCACCTTGAACCGCGGGTCAACCACAGGCACCGGGGTACGTGCGTAAGCCGCTTCCTTCAGTACCTCGATATTGGCCCAGAAGATCGAATACTCACGGTCAGCCGAGTCCGCGCGCTCATCCTTGGAATAGAGCTTGTCGATGTTCTCCCGACGCTTGCCCCACTTCTCCTCAATGGCGGATTTGTACTCGGCCAGCCGGTCATGCCAATACTTCGCGGAACGGGGCTTGCCCGTCGTCTCCGCGCTGTCTTGGGTTGGTTCAACGGCCATTAAATGCGAATCCTTACGCCCTTCGGCGCTACTGGCGGGCCGGGCAAGTAGACCTGGCCGGGCTTGGCTTTGGGCTTGGGCTTGTCCACCACGACAGTTTGCGACCGCCACGCCATGCAGAGATAACGGAAGGCGTCAGCGGTATGGCTCGACCAATCGTGCCGTGGGTTATCCTTGAATGAATGTGTTTTCTCGTCGAACTCGGCGCGGTATTGCCTAAGCGCCTCTATGCCGTCTTTGCAGCGTATGCGGTCGAACCAGACCCGCGGTAGCGTCATGCGCGCGGCGTTGATGCCGTCGAATATCTTGTGATCGGGAACAACCTTCGGGTTTCGGTTAAGGCTGATTAGCGTCTCAACCCGCGTTCTGCCGGTGCCCAACTCCCGCACCTTGGCATCATGCGGCACCCAATCATCGCCGTATCGGTAAGGCTTCGACGCCAGCACGCTTGCGTAATGCGGCAAGCCCTGCCCGTGCGCCTCGTAATGGTCAATCACCCGTATTTCAGCGCCGGAGACCTGAAAGAACCAGATCGCCGTACTATCGCCGATGCCCAAATCCCATGCCGTGTGAACCAACAGGTTAGGATCAGCGTCAACCTCCGTGATCCGCCCTGCCCGCTCAGCCTCCGCAATCTCCTTGCCGAAATAGGCGCCGAGAATGGCCGCCTCAAACGAGCATTCAAACTCTTGCGCGTATTGCTCCGGCGTCATGTCGCCGCGGGCATCTTCCAGTTCGTCAGGCGCGATGATCCCCGTTTCCGAGGCCCGCAGTATCAGCGCGAACCAGTCAGCAGACGCTTGCGACCGCGCCCACACGTCGTAAAACTCGTTTCGCCCCTTCGGCGTGCCGATGAACGTACCCCAGCCCTGCCGATCGGCCAGCATGGGCCGGATCACCTCGCCCCAGACGCTCGGCCGCATGTCGGCGTATTCGTCAAGCACAACGCCGTCCAGATATGCGCCGCGGAGCCTGTCCGGGTTGTCAGCGCCGTGAATGCGTATCCTGGCCCCGTTGACCAGCTCCACCCAAAGCTCGCCCTCGTTCTTGTCCGCGATGATCGGTTGGGCGAACCGCTTGAGGTATTCCCAGGCGACTTCCTTGGCCTGCGCCAGAAACGGGGCCACATAGGCAAAGCGCCCATGCGGTATCTTGAGCATGATGGCTCGCCGCACCATGTCATTGATGCAAGCTACCGTCTTGCCCGCGCGGCGGTGCGCTACAATGGCGGCCCATCGCTCGGCTCGATCGTGGTACGCTTGAAAGACGCGCCTTGGCGAGTAGGGCAGAACTACCGTTCGGGCGGCAGCCATGAAACCTGTATAGGCCCGCCGTCATTGCCGGTGAGCTGCGTTGCCGACAGATCAGGTAGCACCTTCCCGAGCAACTTGATTGCGGCGGTTACTTGGCTACTGTCCATCAAAGGCGTTGGCGAATTAACGTGGTCTGTCAATCGGTTGATTAACTGACTGGCTTGGATTTTCTGCCTTACCTCGTCGGGATGCCATAGCTGCTTACGCGCTGCCATTCAATTCCGGCCCGAAGTTGAGCGATTGATAGACGCCATCGCGAATCTTTACCCACCCCGGCGCGTATTGCATGTCCTCCGTTACGAGGAACAGGCCCCAATGTGAGCAGCTAATCACGCCGGCTGGTCCGGGTTCATTTCAGAACATGCCGTATCGGTAAACATCCCGTCGATGCCTTGGCCGCCGAAGGGGATCATGATCACGGGTTCCATGCCTACCATTCCAGGCTCGCCTGACAGGTTCTCGGTAATGGTTTCTATGGCCCGCTGTTCTGCCGTCATCTGGTCGCGGGTTGGATTTGGGCGCGGGCGGAACTGGATGATTTGTGCAACCATTTCGCAATCTCCGCTCTTGCCGATGTTGAATAAGCGCCCCGGTCCACTGGACTGGCGGATTCTAACCGCACTCGGGGCCGGACAGCTAAAGTACACTGGCGTCGCCGGTTATTAGGGGATTGTGCGACCGCGACTTTTGGGCTGTCCGATATGTTAAGCCGTATAAATCCAGCGGCTTTATATGGTTTAGCGAATAATTCTGGCTTATGTGATTTAGCAAATAAAAGGGAATTATATACATGACTCCCTTTTCCACAGTTCATCGGAAGGTCGCCCCGATATGACGGCTGAGCGGCAACGGAATCTTGGCGATCATGGCGGCTGCCATTTTCCGGCCGCTGGATTTGGAACCATGACGCCGCTGCAACGAGGCGTTCTCGCCGCTTCCGAACCAGTCGCCGCCGCCCTTACGGCCTTCCATCCCGCAATCGCGAAACGTAAAGCGCGCGCCCTTGCCCTTGTCCGTTCGTCTACCGCTGGCGCTGGGCACCTTGACCGCCTCGACAACAGAGGCGGTCTGGAAAGACTTTCCAGACCCGTCAAAGCGGAAACCCGGAACCTTGGTGGCGTTGAGTGTGATCGGCATCAGGGCCGGCACGTCGCCACACAGATAGAACGATCCGAAATTCCAGCGAGCACGACCGACCCATGGCTCCGCACCGCGCACGTTTTCGACCAGCAACGGGATATGCCGACCCGCCGCGAACGATGCCTCTTTCTGAATGCGGAAACACTCGTTGAACAGCCGATTGAGGGCGGCGAGCTTTGCGCCGGTCGTGTCCTCTCGGATAGCCTTCGCCTTCGCCTTCGCGAGGCTCCAAGGCATTGCCATGTAGCTGTATTCCTGACACGGCGGCGATGCGACGATCAGTGTGGCGGTCTTGAATTGCGAGCCGTGCAGCGTGCAAACGTCCTGAATGACCAGCTTGCCGGGATAAGCCATATCGCCGTAGGCGTGCTGCTCAATGTCAAAGCCGATCACGTCATAGCCTTCGGCCAACAGGCCGTCCGTCCAGCCGCCAAGGCCACAGAACAGATCAATCGCGAGCGGCATCGTTCTTCCTCTTTCGACGCGCTCGCTTCTTCGCGGGCTTGCTCTGCGGCTTCGCCCGGACGGGTCATAGTCAAATCACTTCGACATTGACGTTTGTAGCAGGTTTTGCTCCGGGGTCAAGTGTTTTGTGCGGGATGGTATATTATTCACAGGAAGCGGCTTTCAACTCTAAATAAAACTCGTGATAGCGGACCATCCGCGCGATGTCCTTCAGCCTGACACCCTTTAGGCGCCGAATGTCGCTGTTGTGGCGCAAGTCCTCGATCTTGACATGGACCGCATCTGGGTTGGCTTTGACGGCCTCGCGATACTGCGCTTCGTCCTCACCGGGGTATTTTGTCAAGCAGGCGATGCCCTTAACAACCCGCTCAGAAAATCCGAGGCGGCGAAGACTCTCCTGACCAATCTTTGTATCTTCCAACAGGTCGTGGCCTACCGCGATACACTGCAACTCTTCATCGTCTGTCCGCAGACGGTGCATGACAGTCAGCGGATGCAGGATGTAGGGCCGGCCGCCCTTATCGTATTGCCCGGCGTGCAATTCCGTCGCTAGTGTAATCATCTTGGAAAGCATCTCGCCTTTTTTCATGTGAAAACCCTACCACAACCCGCGCTGATATGATATAGAAACCATTATGAATTGGGCTTAACTTGCATTCTCTGTTTTCCAGTTGGCTCCGTCGCAAAACCGAAAACGGCCGCAATCTGGTTCAAACACACATACAGTCGCTTCGAGAAATACGATTCCCATTCCTTGCCCGAAAATCCGCGCGCCGCCGCCATCTGCTTAGAAGTTCTCGCATGGACCAAAACATCATGGATGATCGCCGAACCATCACCACCCAATTCCCGATAGCATTTGGATAGCCATTTCCCGGCCATTAGCTGCCCGTCCGTGAGGTTTTCCCGCGGTGGGTCTCCATCTACCGCCTCCGACCATTGAACCGCTCTAGGCCCCCTCTCTGCAACGCCAAAGTGCTTTTGAAACGCCCGGCCCGCCTGGTACTGCGCTTCGTCGATATGACCTCTGGCGTGATGGTCTGCCAAAGGGTCATCCCTCGTCGATCGCATGACGTACAGCTTTCCCCCAGCCTCTAGCGGGTCGTCGATCTCAATCGGAGCAACCTGTGCGCCGCGGACAAGATCGGTTGTTCTCCGGTCATGAACAGGATTAGCCGGGTTGTAAGGCTTCCCCTTGCGTCTGATCTTGCCTGCCACGTGATGCTTTCCTGTGATGAGGTTGGACGCGCTACACTTCGTCTTTCGCAGTAAGCCTGGCAATCAGCGATGGATCAGCCGAATAGCCCGCCGCGATTTCATCCCAGCTCAGGGCCTTGAAGGTCGTCCTATCCGCCTTGCCTGGGTCGAGATCCAACCCCCAATCCGGCCCGTACTTGGCTTTCATTTCGTCCAAGGTGGGCCGCACCTGGCCGCGCTGCGCCTCGATCGCCTCCCGGTCGGCCATAAGCTCGGCAACCTGTCGCTCCCGCTGTTGCTGCCGAATGGCCGGTGCCATGGCTTCCTCGCAAGCGTCATGAACTTCTTTGACGGTCGGCAACCAGCTTTTCTTGACCGGCAAGCCCGTGGTCGGATGCGTGACTTGGGTAATGATCCCCTCCGAATACTGCGCCAGCACGGCCGCAATGGCCGCCACATACGTTTCGGGGTCGTTCGCGTCACCCGTGCGATAGCAGCCGAGGAGAAGCCTCGACCTCTCCGCTGCGTATTCGTTCCGCTTCGCTTGTTGGGCCATCGAAGCTGGCAATTTTTCGGCGGAGATCGTCAGCGGCTTGAATGATCGCGCTTCGTGGTTTTGCATTTGTCACCTGTGCCGGTTGGTCTTCCCAACGGTTTTGATTGAGGAACGTCGCGGGGTTCAGCCAAGGGCGATCAGGGGGCTTGTCGCGGATGTAGGCAAACACGCCCTCGACGATTGCATCCAGGCCAGCGCGTTTTCTGGCGGCGACGAACGCTCGCAAGGCAGCGGGCTTGCCAACCTTATTCGGCCATAGGTTCCAGAAATCCTCAAACTCGAAATCAGATGAAGGTTCTTTCTTCTTTTCTTCTTTCTGAAAAGCATCTTCAGAAACAGATACAGATACAGAGCGAGGCGTTTCAGAAACCGTTTCTGAAACGTTTCGTTTGCCGTTTCTGAAACGTTTCACTCTCTCGGTTGAAACGTCCGATTTGTATTGGCGACCGTTCCAGTTGTGCGGCGCAAAGCCCGTTTCCATCTTGTCGAGAAGCTGCGCCTTGACGAGCGCGGCGATGATCTCGGTTGCCTTGGCAGCAGTCACCCGGAGTTGAATTGCGATATCGTCAAGCTGCGGTAGACTACCTTCATTCTTCGACGCCACGCAAAGCAGGGCTATCCAGTGCCAGCGCGTTGCCTCTGGCAGCTTCAAGACCTTCGGATCGTTGATCGTGTCGTCGTACAGCCGCAGCCAGCGCATTAGACCATCCCGAGCGCGTGCATGTAGGTATCCAGGATCGTCTCGGCTTCCGCTCGATCGCCGGCATTCATCTTGCGAAGCCTGACAATCGTGCGCAGCGCCTTCACGTCGAAGCCGTTGCCCTTGGCCTCGGTGTAGACATCTTTCACGTCGTCGGAGATGGTTTTCTTCTCCTCCTCCAGCCGTTCCACCCGCTCAATGATCGAACGAAGTTGTTCCTTGGCGAATGCCTCTACCGGCTCGCTGTTGTGTCCGATGCTCTCGTTCATGCTGCTGTTTCCTTGTTTGCAAAAATGGATTCAATCGTCACGCGAACGCCTTCGACTTCCGGAGTCCACCTGGAAGTGATCGACCGGACTATGCTGCCGTCGTCAGCCTCAATGATTCCGTGTTTGACGAGCAAATCTTCCGGGGCCTTGACGAGGTTCGATATGTCCCGCTTGCGGTTATCGCGGCCTTCCTGAAACTCGAATGTCAGGATGACAGGCCCAGCCACTTTAGAAGGCCGCTGGCGCATTATTTCCGCGCCCGCCTCATGTATCCATGTGTCGTACTTCTGCGAACGGAAGCGGCCCCGCTGTCCGTTAATGAACATATTATTGAGGCTTGGCGGGAATGGGAGGTTGAGGACGGTCAAGAACCACCGCCAGTCAAAATGATTGAGCCTATCTCAGCCTTTGGCTCAATCGCGGGTGTTGGCCGGTTATTCCCGGATTGCTCCGGCTTCACACTGAGACCCGATTTACCGAACCGCTTGCGCAGTTCGGATTCCGCATCAAATCTTTTGCTCATAATAGCGCCGACATTACGCCAGCGACGCATATGCTTTCCCGATCCAACGCTCATGCGACCTCGCGCGGCAATCGTCGGCTACCGTCTGCCAAAACAAGCGGAAGGTACATTCCGGCCAGCGAACATTGATGCAATATCCGAGCATCGTCCTCGCCATACGCGACAAGAACGGAAGGGGCACCGGCGTTGGCGTCTGTGTGGCCTCGGGCATCGTTCATGTTGCCTTCGCTCCCTTGCGGCGAGCGGCGGCGGTGGCTCGTTTGTCGCGGCGCGGGCGGAATTGCACCTTGCCGTTCTTCACCCGAAAATCCATGACGTGGATCAGCGAGCAATCACAGCACCGCATCTTGTGACCGCGCTGCGGCGTCGGCTCTACCCAATCCCCGTCGTAAACTTGCTCATATTTTATTCTCGTCACGCAGCGACCCCGCTGGAACGGTGACCGCAAACCAAGTCCCGATTGCTCCGCTGTCTGATTGAATCCCGTTCCTGCTTCGCCATATACAAAGCGAACTCAATTCTTTGCAGACGTTCTCTTGCCTGCTTCCGATATCTAGGCTCGCATTTAGCTAAGGCTATCTTTGCCTTATCCCGGAGAATGGTGAGCTTGCGGATCATGCTCGCACCGCCCCTCGTTGAATCGCCCATTGCCAACGATGATCGTGGCTATCATCTATCGGGACGCGGTTACGTATTCTCGCTTTCTGGTCATCCGTCAGCGGTTTTGATTTCTTGACGGCAACCCCGCGCCGGCACGCCAGCGCCGAATAGTAGCCGCGGCTCAGTCCAAGATTGGCGCAGAATGCTGCGGCTGCGGTTGAGCCTTCATCCCTGTAGACGCGCAAGATATCCAGCCGCATCTGTTCGGTTACTTTCATGCCCGCACCGAAAAGTCAGTGCCGTGATAGACGCGGGCCTTGGCTGGACTTTTGATAGGAACCACCCAGCATTTGCGATGGTGAAACGGGCAATAGCTGGATTTCTCTTGCTGTGCCTCAGCGCAGAAAAACGTGTCATCCATCATCCAACGGCAATCGTGCGTCTCAAGTTCAAACAGGACTTTCATGCCGCCCTCGCAAATTCGCCAAAGTGTTCACGGGCCGCGTTGCCATAGGCTTCATGGGCCTGCTCTGCGGTGTCGAAATAGCCAAGGAAGATCAGCCGCTCGCCAACCTTGATTTGCGAACGCCATTTCTTGCCCTTGCGGCAGGCATGGAAGAACGCGCCCTTCAGGCCAGATCTATTATTCGACTGGACACGCTTGTTCCGCTTCTGCTCACGGGATGTTGCGAGGCGAAGATTGGCGATGGCATTATTTGATGTGTCGCCGTCGATGTGATCGATCTCGGCGCCTCCAATCGTCAGGCCATTCATGTAAATCCAGGCGATGCGATGCGCCCCAAGCTGGCGAAAGCCTGGAACTGATATCATCACGTATTTTCGGTTGTTTGTTCCAGCAACCAGACCAAGCCTAGGTCCGATTTCGCGCGGCTCTTTCTTCCAAACGAAAATGCCCGTAGTTGGGTTGTAGTCGAACCACTCGCGAAGGAGTTCCTGCGTCGGGAGTTTATTCAACGGAACCTCCCAACTTAGCCTTGAGAGATTCATAGTCCGCAGCAACCGATGCGTCGGTCTTTACGAGCTCGCAAATCTTATTGAATGCGTAAATGGGAACTGTGTGGTCCCGCCTGAACCTGCGACCGATATTTGGATATGACTCCAGTGTCATTTCCCGGCAAAGAGCCATCGCAATATGGCGGGGGATGACAACGGATTTAGTCCGCCGCGCGCAAATAAGCTCGGCTATCGTCAGTTTGAAATATTTGGCGACCGTGCGTTGAACATCCCCGATTGTAGGTCGGCGAGGACCATCAACACGGCCCATCTCGACAACCGAAAACCACGGGCCTTTTGGAATGGGGATGGCGCGTTGCCTCTCCTCCCATGTCGGTTCTGTGAGGATTTTCACGGGGCGTTCGTTGACCGGCGCCGGCGGCTTGGGGCCGATAGCCGCGCTTTTGAACCGCTGAATGCGGGCCATGTGCGCCCTGTGCATATCCGCGACAACGGACGGAACGCGCATTGTGGCTACTGGCGCGCTTGTTTCGACGTAACTCATTGTCCTACCCCTTTTGTCTGTGCCGCTGTTGTGATGCTGGCGGGTTGCCTAAAAAAAAATGGCGCGGGTTTAATCGCGCCTAGTTTGCTGCGGCCGGGAGGAAACAGGGATGGCAGCAGGGTTGGAAAGGCTGCCCGCGACACTCACTTGGGGGATGGGGGCTAGGGATGTCGCGGGCCTCGCGTCTGATACAGACGGAGAGGAATTAGTAACGGCTGCCGGGTCCACAGGATCGGCAGTTGCAGGCCAGCAGCCGTTGTCCGCAACCCGTGAGGGCTCCAGCGCGGATTGGAATTGGGTCATCATAGCGCAACCATCGTATGAATGAAAAAGACCAGCACAAATAAAGCAAACGCTGGTATGATGGCGCATCCGGTGACAAAGCACGTCGCAGCGAAATCCCGGTTGTCATTCATGTTGCGCTCCTGCTGTCTTGCCGAAGAAGTCCGGCCGAAGCTCCTCGCGGGGAATGCCGGTAACGCGCTCAATCTCAAAAACCCTGGTAAGCGGGATCTGCTCCCATTGGGAAATGGCCTGCGGGGTAATTCCCTTCATGGCCTTGGCGAGCGCGGTATTGCCGCCAACGGCCTCTTTGGCCCGCTCCAGTGGGGTTTTTGACGGTTCGGGAGTAAGGGATGATTTTTCCATGCCGCCTAGAAAGCACATCTTAAAGCCGGCTGCAAGATAAATCGTTTGGGCAGTGCAATGACGATTGTTGAAAGATTTTCTTTCTTTCCGCTTGTATGGTCCGGTAAGACGTGCTTTAAGTCGCCTATCGAAGCAAACAGCAGATGGACGGCGCAGCCGTTCACGCAGCAACATAGGGGACGAGAGATGGCCGGAATAATCAAATTTGATGTCCTCAACCGCTGGACTTCAGCCGTTCAATTCACCGCTGAAATTCAATGCTCACCAGATGAACTGCCTTCGATCAAGCTCGGGCTCGCCGTGCGGTGGGCCGCCCTAAGCGGTGCGAACCTGAGCGGTGCGAACCTGCGCGGTGCGAACCTGAGCGGTGCGAACCTGAGCGGTGCGAACCTGCGCGATGCGAACCTGAGCGGTGCGAACCTGAGCGGTGCGAACCTGAGCGATGCGTACCTGAGCGATGCGTACCTGAGCGGTGCGAACCTGCGCGATGCGAACCTGAGCGGTGCGTACCTGAGCGGTGCGAACCTGAGCGGTGCGAACCTGCGCGGTGCGAACCTGAGCGATGCGTACCTGAGCGGTGCGAACCTGCGCGATGCGAACCTGAGCGGTGCGTACCTGAGCGGTGCGAACCTGAGCGGTGCGTACCTGAGCGGTGCGAACCTGAGCGGTGCGAACCTGAGCGGTGCGAACCTGAGCGATGCGTACCTGAGCGGTGCGAACCTGCGCGATGCGAAGGGCGCAGAACTCGCAGTCGCAATGACGCGCATCCTACCAGATGGCGAACTTATCGGGTGGAAGAAGTGCATGGCAAACATAATCGTGAAGCTGCGCATTCCGGCAGACGCGAAACGCTCCCATGCCTTCGGCCGCAAATGCCGCGCTGAGTTTGCTGATGTGCTTGAGGTGTTCGGTGCCAAGGTTGGCGTTTCGTCGCACGACGGTGAGACAGAGTATCGGGTCGGCAAGCGCATCACCCCAGACAGCTTTGACGACAACTGGATGGAGGAATGTTCGCACGGCGTGCACTTTTTCATCAGCCGTATCGAGGCGGAAAACTACTGACTTCCCCCCACCCCAGAGATAGAGCCGGACAATGCCCTTCGCAGTAATCGGAAACGCCGACCAGATCGCAGAGCTTCTCTGCGGCCCCCGCCAGCATGACCGTCACTGTCAAGCATGGCGATGGGAGCAGTATCTCGCCGACAGCAAAATCCGTCACGCCAACATGATGGAAGCGGCAAGACAGATCATCGCAGCGCGGAACGCGCAAAACGAAACCACTTACGCGCAAGCGGCTGAATAGGAGTAACGGACATGGCATTCGAGATCAAACACCGCTTCACCGGCGCTGTGATTTTCCGAAGTGAGAAGGCCGCCACCATGGGAGATGCGGTGCAGGAAGCGAACCTCAGCGGCGCGAACCTCAGCGGCGCGAACCTCAGCGGCGCGTACCTCAGCCGCGCGAACCTCAGCGGCGCGAACCTCAGCCGCGCGTACCTCAGCCGCGCGTACCTCAGCCGCGCGAACCTCAACGGCGCGAACCTCAGCGGCGCGTACCTCAGCGGCGCGTACCTCAGCCGCGCGAACCTCAGCCGCGCGAACCTCAGCGGCGCGTACCTCAGCGGCGCGGACCTCAACGGCGCGGACCTCAACGGCGCGAACCTCGGGGATCAATGGGTTATCCAAGGCGCTCACCGCTCTGATGGCTACCCGTTCTTCCTGCAAAAACTGACCGGAGATTCTGAACCGATGGTTAAGGCGGGTTGCCGCCATTTCACTTTAGCACAAGCGCAGAAGCATTGGGAGAAAACCCGTGCAGGCACGGCGCTATTCAAGGAAACGGAAAACATCGTTCGCAGCATGGTCGAGCTGGCGCGTATTCGAAAGCTGATGCCATGACCCGTTTCTGCATCTACTGCACAGAAGCCTTATGTCTTTGTGCATTCTCTTTCAACCTCGTTTCTGTTCTGGCGATGATTAGGGGATATGGGACATGACCGAAGCAAAGCTAAAGCTCGCCATCGTCCGCTCTACCGCATTGCAGAACTACTACGATGCAGAGCGACGGGCCGGGGCTGATCCGCTGATCGCCTGCGAGCGCATGGGCGAATTCGCGAAACGGCTGGACGACCTCGAATACCAGCGCGACCTGGAAATCATCAAGCAATGCATGGAGCGAAAATTATGATGCAATCAGAACAAATCAACGAACTAGCAGCGGCCTTGGCGAAAGCTCAAGGGACGATGGAAAACGCCGCAAAGAACAAGTCCAACCCACATTTCAAATCGACTTATGCGGATTTGGCGGCGGTTTTGGACGCTATCCGCGCGCCCCTATCGAACAGCGGGCTTTCCACTGTGCAGACCATGGCGATTGCCGAACGCTGCATTATTCTGCGGACAACCCTTCTGCATTCGTCCGGCCAGTTCATCGCAACGGAATACCCGATTTCCGCCGGCCTCAAGCCGCAGGAAATGGGCTCGGCAATCACCTACGGACGCCGCTACTCGCTCGCCGCGCTCGTCGGAATCGCACAGGACGATGACGACGCAAACGCGGCGGCAAAGACAAGCCCACCCGTCACGACGCTGAGCAAGATCAGCCCGCAGGAAGCCGCCGACTTGCTCAATCTCATCAACAGCAAGGAAACCAGCGCCGAGTTGGTTTGCAAGCACTTCAAGTTTGCTTCGCTGGCAGACATCACGACCGACAAGCTCGCCACCATCACAACCGCGATAAATGCCAAGCCGGATCGCGCACCTCTCGCGGAGGCCGCAGAATGACCGATATTATCCAAGGATCGCTGGAATGGTTTGCCGCCAGGCTCGGCAAGGTCACGGCGTCCCGTGTCGCGGACGTGGTTGCCAAGACCAAGAGCGGCCCCAGCGCCAGCCGGGCGAACTACATGGCCCAACTCATTGCCGAGCGTCTGACTGGCGTCGTGCAGGAATCGTTCACCAACGGCGCGATGCAATGGGGCACAGAGAAAGAGCCGGAAGCCCGCGCTGCATATGAGTTCTACCGCAACGAGGCGGTGAAGGAAATCAGCTTCGTTCTTCACCCGAACATTGACCAGAGCGGAGCTTCGCCGGATGGCCTTGTCGGCGATGACGGCATGGTCGAAATCAAATGCCCGAATACGGCCACCCATCTGGAAACGCTGCTCGGCCAGATGATCCCGAGCAAGTACCACAATCAAATGCAATGGCAGATGGCCTGCGCCGGCCGCCAGTGGTGCGACTTCGTTTCATACGACCCGCGCCTGCCGGAAAACATGCGGCTGTTTGTCAAGCGAATGCCGCGCGATGATATCCGCATCAAGGAACTGGAAACCGAGGTTGCCGGGTTCCTCCTAGAAATCGAAGTCAAACTTTCCGAACTCAACAGCCTCTATGGCGAGAAAGCAGCAGCATGACCACACGATATGACGCAGTAATCAGCCGCAAGGATAAGGACGGCAAGAGCCGGTATACCAAGATCGGCGCGGCCTTCCCGTCCAAGCAAGGCGACGGATTCAACATCGTGTTGGACGCCCTGCCCATGCCAAACGCCGAGGGGCAAGCCTGGATATCGTTGTTCGCTCCCAAACCGCGCGAGGATGCCGAACACCATGACCAGCGGCCCGCAGCCGAGCAGTCGCGACGTGACTCGATTTCCAGCGGCCTTGACGATGACAGGGACATCCCGTTTTGAGCGACAACCTCCCATGGTCTGAGCAATTCAGGCTGGTAGCAAAAGCCTGGGTTAACGCCGAGGCCGCCGCCTCCCTGCTTGAAGACACCAAGAGTGCAGTTCTTGCCGAGCGCATGTCAGCGCTCGGTGAGATGACGGTTTCAAAAGCCGAGATGATGGTGAAGGCATCGCAAGAGTGGCGCGACAATCTGCAAACCATTTCTATGTCACGCCAAGCCGCCAACCGCCTCAAGGTCCAGATGGAATACATCCGCATGAAGTTCATGGAATGGCAGAGCGAGAATGCAACCAAGCGAGCGGAGATGAGGCTATGACCGACCTCAACATAAGCATCGCCATTATAGCCCTTGCCGCCTTCATCGGGTTTTGCCTTGGCTGGAAACTTCGTGATGTGGAGACCAGACAGCAAGATCAGAACGAATCTGGAGTGAACCCGCTGTGAGCCTACGCCAGAGACAGCCGCGCAAGAAAAACCCGAAACACCTGGAGTTCATTCGGACCCTGCCTTGCTGCATTTGCAAGGACAACACGACGACAGAGGCCGCGCACATCAGGATGGCACATAGGGGCTGGGGAAAATCATACACGGGCATGGCTGAAAAACCGGATGACAATTGGACGGTCCCGCTGTGTGGAAAGCATCACAGGGAACAGCATTCCATGGGCGAGGCGGCGTTTTGGTGCGGATACCGGATAGACCCGTGCGACCTGGCGGTCGGCTATCGGGACCGTGAATACACACTACAGCAGTGCTGAAGGGGGAGTTCTGATGCAATTTCTGAAAGCGAATGCGAAGGGGCTGCTTGTCGGGCTTTCCGTGACTGCCGTCTGGGCGTCTGCGGATTGGTTCGCTGCCCGGTATGGGCTGCCTTTCGGGCGCGACCGCAACTATTGGGACACCATTTGGGCGGCCACTGCCGGCGCGGCTGGCGTTTTCGTTTGGCAGACCTGACACCACCGCTCCGGCAACCACACCATTGAGGACGACATGAGCGAACGTAACCACTCCCAGCCAGTCATTGCCAGTGACGCGCCCGCCGCCCGCGTTGACTGGATGAACCTCGTCGCCCTTGAAAAGTATGGGATGCCGGAAGGCTGGCAATGGTTTCGTGCGGAAGTCAAAAACCACAGCAAACCAAGTTCATTCATATTGCTGACCGGGGCGGTGTGCAGCGTCCTTTTTGAGCGCGGCAAGCGAAAGGGACAACAGGACTGGTCGAAGCGCGACAAGGCTACAGAGGCGGTAATCGCTATCCAGCATAACGATATCGACCAACTGAAGCTTGCGTGGCAGCAACGGACAGGGAAATGCCACGTCTGCCAGGGGACAGGCCAGTATGTTTACGGCTGGGACCACAAGGATGGCGATCTAAAGCGCCCGTGTGACCCCTGCGGAGCTACCGGTAATAATCCGGAGGCACTGTCATGAGCGGTCCCAAGACAGCAACGCTGGACAGAGACGCAGCGCTACAGCGCATATGGGATATCGTCCACACCCCAACGAATGCGACCAACCATCGCTCGGCCGAGCGGCATTTTATGGCCGACTTCGACGCCATCCGGCAGATCATCAAAGACACCCGCGTCTCCATCGCATCCCCGAGGCCATCGGCGGACCGCAACTGGGCTGAAGACGCTCCGCACGAAAACGGCAATTACGAATGCTCATGTGCCGAATGCGGCCATAGCTTTATCGGACACAAGCGGCGCGTGCTTTGCAAACTCTGCTCGAATTTGCTCACCCCCTCGGTGACCTCCACGGAGGGCAAGTGATAATGCGCGTCCTGATAGCCTGCGAATTTTCCGGGGTTGTCCGCCGCGCGTTTCGCGACCGGGGCCACGATGCCTGGTCTTGCGACCTGCTGCCGGCCGAGGACGGGAGCCCCTACCATCTCATTTCCGACGCGCGCATGGCGGCCCAATCCCGCAACTGGGATATGATGATAGCTCACCCGCCCTGCACGCACTTGGCAGTATCCGGCGCCCGTCACTTCGCCGCGAAACAGGCCAGCGGCGTGCAGCAAGAGGCGCTGGATTTCGTGGCCAGGCTGCTGGGGATGCCGATCCCGCGCATCGCGCTAGAAAACCCGATCAGCATCATTTCGTCGCGCATCCGCAAACCGGACCAGATCATTCAGCCTTGGCAGTTCGGCCACGGAGAGACGAAGGCGACCTGCCTCTGGCTCAAGGGCCTGCCCAAGCTGGTGCCGACGAACATTGTTGAGGGCCGACACGCCCGCGTCCACCTGATGCCGCCTGGCCCCGACCGCTGGAAAGAGCGCAGCCGGACGATGACGGGCATTGCCGAGGCGATGGCGGATCAATGGGGCCGGATGGGTCAAATCGCGGAGGCCGCCGAATGACCGCGCAAGACCTCTTTGTGTTTCTTTTCCTGATGATGCTGGGCGGATCGTTCCTAATCCTGTCCACCGCTATCTCAATCTACATTTTGAGGAAGCCATGACCACCG